CGTCGGCGGCCAAGAAGGCCACGCCCAGCACCAAGTGAGTGACCCCCGCGGCCACGCCCTGGCTGGGTGCGTGGCCGCGGGCATACCCAGCCACCACCCGGCCAGGACAGCGAGGGTCATCGTGGACGAGGACATCAAGAACGCCCAGAACAGGCCGGACAGCTGGGACGAGTATGCGACCGGGAGGTGTGACGTGTGTGGATCGAGTGAGCCTCACCCGGCGCACGACGCGTACCGGCCAGGAACGATCATCCCGGCGGTTCTGGACGGCGGTCAGTGGGCGGCCTGTTTCGGTCTCTCCTGGGCCGACATGCTTCTCTTCGACCAAGCTGGGCCCCAGCGGATGATCCGCGAGGACGGCCAGTTCGTCCGCAAGCTCGCCGGCACCATGGGCGTGGCCGCGGGGCGAAACGAGATTGCCCGCCATTTCCTCACCACGGACGCCGAGTGGCTGTTCATGGTGGATTCAGACATGGGGTTCGCGCCGAACACCGCAAACGAGCTCATGCACTCGGCCATCTCCAACAACGTCAAGATGGTCGGGGCGCTCTGCTTCGCTCAAAAGCTGGACACCGACCTGATGCAGGGCCCGTTCAACGCAGCCCGCTACCGCATCCAGCCCACCCTCTACCGCTACGTGGAGGTAGAAGGTACCGGCGAGCGCGGCTTCCAGGCGATCACCAAATACCAGCGCGACCAGTTCCAGCCCGTGGCTGCGACCGGAGCCGCTTGTGTCCTCGTCCACCGGGACATTCTCGTGGCCGTTGGATCCGAGCCGTTCATGCCGATCACGGACCCGACCGGCGGCGGCAACGGAACATCGCGCACCTTCAGCGAGGATCTGTCCTTCTGCGTCCGGGTATCGGCCGCTGGATTCACCATCGGCGTGGACACGTCCATCAAGACCACCCACTACAAGGGTGGCATTTACCTGGACGAGATCACCTACGCCATGCAGCAGGAAACGCTGATCCAGGCCAAAGGTCACCAGATTGCGCGGCAAGCTGAGCTCTACATGCGCAACCGGCTGTCCCCGCTCGGCATCGTGCAGGAGGACTGATGACTCGCCTAATCGGACCGGACGAGGCCAGTCGGTTCGTCTACAGAGTGGTCGTTAATGGGGCTGTTTTTGCGGAAACGCTGTCTTCGGTCACGTTCTTTACGAACTCCGGTTTAACGGTCCTGGCGAACATCCTGAACATCGACGGGTCCCCGGTCCCGGGCTCAGTTCTTACTACAGACTCCTCCGGAATGTTGCCCCTGTTCCAGTTTCCGGACGGCGTAGACACCATCTATGCTTCGGTTGATGGCGGCCCTGCCTGGCCGGTTTACGCACGCACCGATGACCGCCTGGATGCGCTCAATACAGCAGTATCGACCCTGAGCAAGCCAGCCCAGTATGCGCCGTCGGATCACAATCTATTGTCCTGGATGTTCGACCCGGCACTCTCGCCAGGGTCGATGTCGGGCACGTCGGGCACACTGCATATGGCCCGTCTCCTCTTCCCCCAAGCTGTCACCGTCTCCAATCTGGTGCTCTATCTGTCGAGTGCCGGAGCCACTCTGACTTCTGGATTTGTTGCGCTTTACAGCGCTGATGGAACAACGAGGCTAGGTCAATCTGTTGACGTGTCTGCTACTCAGCTTTCCTCCAGCGGTCTTCGAACAATTCCGCTGACAGCGCCAGTCAATCTGGCCGCAGGAACAGCATGGGCCGCTGTATACACCAGTGGTGGCACTCCACCGCAATATGCGCGGGGAAGCAATGCCGGCCAGAACTTGAACAACGTAGGGCTGACGGGGCAGAACTTCAGATGGGCCACGGGTGCGACCGGTCTGACTACAGCCCTGCCCAGTTCTGTGACCTTTACATCTAGTGCCACTACCTTCTGGTGCGGGGTGAACTAATGCCGATTCCCGGATCACCCACTACCGCCGTTCCTCTCGGTGGCCCGTACGCCACCTTGGCCGAGCTCAAGACCTGGCTGAGCATCCCGGACAGCAAGACGGACAAGGACACGGAACTGTCGCGCCGGCTTGCGTCCTCGTCCATGGACATCAACCGCTGGTGCCACCGACAGTTCGGCCGGGACGAGGTGGCCAGTGCACGTACCTTCCGCCCTACTCGAACTGGCATTGACACGTACGACTTCTGGGACAAGACCGGAGTAACCATCGTCCCCTACCTCGGGAACACTGCCGGTACGCCTTGGGACGTGTCCATGCTGACCTTCGAGCCGTTGGACGGGATCGTGGATCAGGTCCCGGGATGGCCGTACAACCGGATCTGTGGCGGCATCGGTGGCCACCCGCTGGTGGCCAATCTCTTCTACGCGGCCAGCACCGTTCAGGTCACCGCGAAGTGGGGATGGGAGAACGTCCCCGAGAACGTCAACACCGCGTGCCTGATCCTGGCCAGCGCGGACAACAAAGCCAAGGACACCCCTTTCGGCGTATCCGCGTTCGGGGACTACGCCGTTCGGATCCGGTCCAACCCGATCGCCCAGGAGAAGCTGGAACCGTACGTACTCCAGGGCACCGCGGCCAACTCGTACATGGTGGCCACCGGATGAGCGCCGCAGACTATGACCTGAACGAGGTCTTCGACGCGCTCGCCGCAACGTTCAACGGCACCGAGACCGGAGACGAGATCAGCGGCGTACCGGTCACCCTGGAATGCCACTCCGAGGTGGTCGGTGCCATCAACCCGCCGGCCATGGTGCTCGACTTCGACAGCCAGGACTGGGATCTCAACATGGGCGCCGGCGCGGACGCTTTCTCCATCTCCGGTCTGCTCATGGTCACGAACGCGGAGTCCGAGGACGCCCAGCGCAAGCTCCGCTCGTTCTTGTCCCGGCGCGCCGGATCCGGCTTGTTTCGGCTCAAGGCCGCGCTGGAAGCGAACCAGAACCTCGGCGGACTCATCTCCTACGCCATCATCACCAACACCAGGAATATCGGCATCATCACCTACAACGGTGTGGACTACCTCGGCGCGGAACTGGTGATCGGAGTCATGTCGTGAGTTACGTGCACGGATCGTCCACCCGGGCCATCGTCAACACCACCGAGGTCTCATCCGAGATCAACGGCTGGACCGTCGGCTACAACCGGCAGATGTCCGAGGTAACGTGCGTCGGTCAGACCCCCGGGCAAGCCGGAGCCTCGTTTGTGCCCGGCCTGATGTCCGGCACACTCGGGCTCCGCGGTCCCCAGCAGGCAGACCCCACCACTGGCTTGACCGCGCAGATCCAGGCGGCCATCGGTGTGGACAACTCGTTCCTGGCCGTGTGCCTCCCGGATGGTGTGGCCATCGGTAAGCCGGCCCTGTTCGTGATGGGTGACCCGTCCGCGTACTCCGTAGACGCGACCGTAGCCGACGCCGTGGGCATGACGTTCACAGCTCAGGCGGACGAGGCCGTGGAGATGGGGTACGTGGTGGCCGCTCTCCAGGCCTACACCGCGGACGCGCTCACCGGGACCGCCGTGGACCGGGGCCCATTCAATTCGGTCATCTCCGGTACCCCTCAGCCGTACACCGTCAACGGAATGATGGCCGGAATCTGGGTGACCGCGTACTCCGGCTTCACCGGCGTGGCCGTGAAAATTCAGCACTCGGCCGATAACTCGTCCTGGTCCGACCTGGCCACGTTCACCAACGTGACCGCGGTCGGCAAGGAGCGGATCAGTGTCGCCCGGGGAGTTCAGATCAACCGCTATCTCCGCACGTCTGTTGACGTGACGGGAACAGGATCGGTCACCCTCCTGGTGGCCGCCGCACCGAGGTAAGGACCGATCATGACGTACGTCCACGGTAAAGACGCGGTGTTCTCGCTCGACGACTCGGGCGGAACGCTGCGCACTATCCACGTCAACCTCAACAGCGTGTCCGGCCTCCCCGGCGCTCGAGCGCTGTCCGAGGTCACCGCGTTCGGCGACCAGGGCACCAAGAGCATCCCGTCCCTGGCCAACGTCCAGTTCTCGATCGGCGGCCACTACGACGCGACCGCAACCACCGGCGTGGCCACCGTGCTGAACGGGCTCCGCACCTCCACGGTGACGTCCACCTTCAACTACGGCCCGGCCGGCTCGGCCACCGGCGCTCTGAAGATCACGGGCGAGTGCTGGATGACCGCGTACACCATCGACACCACCGTCTCGGATCGGGTGCCGATCGCGGCCTCGTTCCAGGTAGACGGCGTTCCCACGCTCACCACGTACTGATGGCCATCGAGGTACGCATAAACGGGACGGTCAGCCTTCACCGGTTGGCCGCCCGGATGCGTGCCGAAGGCCAGAAGGATCTCGTTCGCGAGATGGGGAACGCGCTCACCAGAGCGGCTGACCCGCTCAAGGCAAAGATCCGGGTGGAAGCCTCCGAGGTTATGCCGAAATCCGGCGGATACCAGGAGGCATTCGACAAGAGCTTGAAGTTCCGGGTTCAACGACGTGGAGCGAACGCTGAGTCGGATATCACTCTGACCACGTACGCGGACGGAAAGGATGAACGCCGGGACATCCGGGCACTGAACAAGGGCAATCTGCGGCACCCCGTATTTGGTCGTTCCAGGGCTGGTAAGCGTAAGGGTGAACGGATTCCCAATCCATGGTCGGTCACTTCGATCCGGGAGAAATTCTGGGATCGCGGTGTGGAGAGCGCAGCAGAAGAAGTGGAAAAGAACATGAAAGACGTTGTCGACGAGTTCGCGCAACGTCTCCTAGGCGAGGAATAGCGAGGAAGCATGAGACCACCCAATGCGCTGCGAGCACTTCCCCCGGCATGGTTCCGGTTCACCGATCCGGACGACCAGGGCAAGTTCGGGGACGGATGGTTCAAGTACGACGAGGGTTTCGTGCTCCGTCTCCCGGCGCGCCAGTTGATCCAGATGGAAGCCGAGATGGGCATGCCCATGGTAGCCGTCATGAATGGCTTCCGGGACTCCACCGCACTCGGTGAACTGGCGATCCTATGGATCGGAGTGCACCTTACCGATCCGGCCCGCGCTGGTGATTTCGATGAGTTCAACCCCATCATCGGCATGGTCCAATACTCGGCGGACGACCCGGAGCCCGAGGGAAAATCCGAAAGCTCGGTGAACACGCCCGAGCGGCCGGACTCCGAGACTTCTCCGATACCTACCCCCTCGCCGAATACGAACTCGGAGAAAATGGATACGGTCGTTTTGCCGGCTATGCCCATCGTGGAGTCCAATCCCTGATCTGGACCTGGGCGCCCATGTTCCAGGTAAACCTGGGAATCGGCCGTACCGAACTACTGGACCTCTCGATACCCGAGATGGTTGACTTGATCGATTACTACCGGGAGGTCAGTCGTGGCGGATGAAAAGAAATCCATCATACTTGATCTCCTGGCGCGCAACAAAATGCGCAAGGACACTCAAGAAGCTGCGGATGATCTGGATAAGCTCGGCACCGCGGCCGAAGAGACGGACAAGAAGACCGAGAAGCTCGGTGACACGTCCGAGAAAACCAGCAAGCAGACCGACAAAATGGGTAACTCCCTGGAAGAAACCAGGGGCCGGATATCTGCGCTGGACAAAGAGATCGAGAACGTCGACAAGGAACTGAAAGGTCTCTCTGCGTCATTCGTTGACGCCGGTACAACCGCCGAGCGAAATGACATCAGCAAGACGATCCGCAAAACCCAGACCGAGCTCAGGAACCTCACCAAGAACCGGGACGTACTCAAAGGACTCCTGCCGGACGAACAGCAGCAAAAGAGTTGGCTCGACAAGTTCAAGCAGAACTTCAAGGGAGGATTCAGCGGTCTCGGCGAGTCTCTCGGACCGATCATCGGAGCCGCAGTCGTGGCGTCCGCACCGGCTGTCGGTGCGGTCATCTCCGGTGCGATCGTGGGCGGGGCCGGGCTGGGCGGAGTTGTCGGCGGATTCCTTATCGCATCCAAGGATGCGCGCGTTCAGTCGGCGTTCGAGAGTCTCAAGAAAGACCTCGGTGACGAGCTCAAGAGCGCAGCGGAGCCGTTCGTCCCTGTCACCATCGATGCCCTGAACCGGGTCAAGAAAGCAATCTCCAGCCTGAATCTGGGGCAGGCATTCAAGGACTCCGCCAAGGAAGCCGAGCCCGTCATTGACGGTGTGATAGAGCTGATCTCCAAGCTCGGTGGCGCCACGATCGATCTGATCCACAATGCTGGTCCGGAAGTCCAGGCTATCGGTAAGGGCATTGGTCAGATCGGTGACGCGCTGGCCAACGGTCTGGAATCGCTCAGCGACAACGGCAAGGCCGGGGCGGACGCATTGACCAATCTCTTTACCGTCATCTCGGGCGGCATCACGGTCACGTTTGAATTCGTGGACGCGCTCACCAAGATTTACGAGATCGGCCGGAAGTTCGGTGGCCCTGGCCTGGTCGATGCCATGAAGGCGATCGACTCCGCTTCCACCCCCGTGGCCGGCAAGGTGAAGGACATCGCCGAAGCTGAAGTGGACGCGATTGCCAACACGAACAAACTCGCCCAGACCCAGGACGATGCGGCACGTGCGGCATACGGTCAGCGGGACGCGCTGTCCGCGGTCGCCAAAGAGCTCCGGGCCCAGACCGATCCGGCGTTCGCGGTGCTCGACGCTACGGACAAGGTTCGCGAGGCCCAGAAGAATGCCTCGGACGCGATCGATAAGTACGGCCGGAACAGCAAGGAAGCCAGGGCTGCGAGCCGGCAACTTGCCGAGGCCGCTCTGGACCTTCAAGGCGACGTGGGCGCGCTCGGCCAGACCTTTGACGGGCACCTCACGCCAACCATGCGCCGCACCCTTCAGGCTGCCGGTCTGACCAAAAGCCAGATCAAGGGCGTGGAGGAAGAACTGCGCCGGGCCAAGAAGGCGGCCGATGCGTACGCCGGTCGCTACGTTGCGGAGATCATCACCAACTACACGTACAACGTGGGCGGCAACGACTACAACCGCGAGGCCAACCGCGGCAGCTTCTCGAACAAGCGGGCCGCCGGCGGCCCGGTCGTGCGCGGCGTGCCCTACATTGTTGGCGAGAACGGCCCGG